CACACGCCTCGCGCTCGGCCTCAACGCTGGCAACGACAACTTTCGACCATGATTCAGTGATCTGCCAATCCAGCTCTTCCAGCAGGTCTTCGGTCGTATCACCGTGGCCGGTGGCGTAGCTGTAATCGTTCATCCACTGAGCCACCTTGTTGCGCTCGGCTGCGGCGACAAGTTCGCACAACTTCCAAACCGCCTCGCCGATTACAACAATCCCAGCCTCCCGCGCCATTGCAATGATGTCGTCTCTGCTCATTGCGTCCTCCAGCATCTGATCGTGCCGTCTGGCATCTTGCGAGTCACGAACTTCATGTTGTGCTTGTCACCGTAGCGCCTTGCGTACACGGCTATAGTCGGACGTTTTACATCTTGTGGGATGGCAAAACTATCGCCAACTTCCATCTTGTCGAATGGAAATTTCAGAGGCAGCGGAACGCCTTTGTCAATAGGAATCTGGCTCATCCCACAATCCTCCCACCAAACTGCTTGCGCAGGTCATGCAGTTGAGTCCAGCCCTTATCCGCACAGGCAGAAGCATTGGCCAGCAACTCCTTGGAGCTGAACACGCCTTCTTGCTCAGGGTCTCCATTGGCCACATTTGTGCCATTGATCTCATAAACAGCCGTCCACTCGTCTGGCCCATCTTTGCGCTGCCAGGCCACCAGATCAGGATGTAGGACATGACCTTCACATCCCATGCGCTGGGCATCCACCGGGATCACAGCATCCCACTTGGCACAGTGCCATTCGCTGGCCTTGGTGGCCGTGCTGTGCGCACAGGTGCGGCAATTCACATGCTTGGTGGTCTTAGTGCTGTGACAGAACTCGTGCGCGGCGCAGAACTTGCAGTGATGCCAGCTCGGGTCGGTGCTGATGGGAGGCGGCATCCGATCATCTGTGGCCAGCCTATGGCCTCGCTGGATGTACTTCTCGGCCACCTCTTTGTCGTAGCGCACACGCTCGGTATGGATGTAGTCATCGTCCTTGCAGACAGCCAGGTAAAAGGCACGGTCGATCTTGGTGCCGTGCATGTAGAGCTGCATCTGGACAAAATGCTCGGGCTTGGACTTCTCCACGCCTTGTTTCACCAGGTCATCAAATGACTTCTTACTGTGCGTCTTGAACTCGGCCACATGGCGTTTCTTGGGCGCTTCAGGCACTCCTGACTCAATGATGGCGTCTAGGCTGCCAGACACATGGCATCCAAGGTCTACACGGCTCTGTGAGCTGCCTGTGCTGCGCACGTCCATGCCGATGGCTCGCAGGTCACTGACGATGGTTTCCTCTTCCATCTGGCCCCTGCGGAACAGACGCAGGACTCGGCCAGGAAACTTGGGCTGCACAGCCCAGCGAAAACTCAGCCACAGCCACCGATCACACACATGGCCGAGCTGGCTGCAGCCCATGTGCGGCCTGGGCACCTCGGCCTTGGCCTCATGTGCTTTGTCAATCAGCCCCTGGATGCTATGATTTGCTTCGGGTATCTTCATGGTTCCCGTCTCCTTCCTGTAGTTGCCACATTGCCCCAGGTGCCTCGCGGTTCCTGGGGCTTTTTCTTGCTTACTTCTTTAGCCAGGGCGGTGCTGCCTTGGCCGGTGCTGCCTGGGCAGCAGGTGCTGCTGCAGGTGCGGCTGGCTTAAACGCTGGCGCTGCTCCACCATTGATTGCGCGATAGCCCTTCACATCGTTGCTGGCCTCGTAGGTCTTGCCGGTCTTTTCATCCGTGCGTGCAGCACGAATCGCCAGTTTGATGTTGACGCTGCTGCCGATTAACTGGTCGGTGTCCGTCACTTTCGACAAGCCAATCGCTCGCATGATGTCTCCCAGTTGCTGGCGGCCAATTTCCTCGGCCTTCGCGTTGGCGTTCTTGATGTTCAAGTTCGAGAACACAACTCGGCCCTGGTGGCTTGGGCCTGTGATGTCCAGGCGAATCTTGATGTACTGGCCGGTGCCATCGTTGGTGTCCTTCAGCTCGGCCTGCGTGATGTTGGCGTTGTAGTTGCCTTCAGGCAGCGGTGCATAGCTTCCACCATTGCCTTGCGGCAGTTCGTTTGCGTCAAAAGTTTGTCCAAGAAAAGCCATGATTTACTCCTTGATGGTGATTTTGAAAGATGGGCGGCCAGCCTTGGCCGTGAGTGCGTCTGCCAGTGGGCGAGTGATGGTCTCGTCTGCAGCCTTCCAGAGCGCCATGTTGATCTCTGGCGTCCAGCGGAACAGCCGTGCCAGATGCTCGGTCAGACCATGCTCGGCGGCCAGCTCTTGCAGCTTATCGCTGTCAACCTTGCGGTCAATGCGGCCAGCGATCTTGACCACAAAGCCGTCTGGCTCTGCAGTCTCAGTGCCCTCGAAGTTCTCAGCCAAGGCCAGCAACTTGACAATCTTGTCCTCAATCTTGCGGCGCTCAGCCGTGGCCTTGCCTTCTTCGGCCTTGTAGCGCAGCCAGTCTGCGCTGAGTGTTTTCAGGTCAGCGTTCATCATGCTTTGCCCCCAATCTTGGCGATGACTGCGCTTAGGTCTGGTGCCTCCCAGGCATCCAGCTTGCCGCTGCGATCTTTGGCCAGCCAGAGGCCATCGCTGTCGCACATCAACGCACGCTGGGTGTTGCCATCGCCATCCTTCTCGACACGCAAGGCCAGCACCTCGTCGAAAAAGTAAGGCAGCGCCTGGCCGGTCTTGTTGCCAGGCATCGAGGGCGAGTACAGAACCCGTCCCATCTCGTCCTGCGTCTTTTCCAGCTTGGCGCTCATGTACACATGGCGGCCAGGCAGATCGCGGAAGGCACGAATGATGTCGGCCATCTGCTCCTGCATCGCACCATATGCCTGCCTCGGGTCTTTAGTGACCTTCTTCTCGGTGTTCAGGCAGACTTCAGCGATCTCGCTGATGCTGTCCAGTGCCACCGATTTGTAGGCCTTGGCCTCCTCGCTGCTGGTCAGCCAGGTGTATGCCTCCTGCAGCTCGGTCATTGAGGTGATCTCAATGAACGGCAGGTCGGCGTCCTGGATGGACAGCAGGCCACCTTCTGCCGACAGCACAATGGGGCTGGGCAGCGTCTTGATGAGACTGGTCTTTCCAGCCCCTGCCTGTCCATAGACCAGGACTTTCACACCGTTGGCAGCTAGGCTGCCGGTGGTCTTCACGTTGATTGCCATGTTGGCACTCCTTCTTGGTTTGCACCACTTTCAGGGAATCTGTTTGTGGTGTGCTTGCACTATACTCCGAAAAAATGTAGGATGTCAACGTCTCGACAAATTTTTTTTACAGGAAACCCAAAATGATGAGCTTGGAGCAGATACGAAATGCCCTATCTGACCGCATGCCGGTCAAAGTAGCCGAGGCCACTGGGCTGCACTACAACACCATCCGAGAGGTGCGCGACAACCCTGATGCCAATCCGACCTACAAGGTCCTGCTGGCTCTGTCCACCTACTTGGAAGGCCGGAGCAATGACCAGCAAAGCTGAAGCAGCACTGACCTACGCATCATGGGGCTGGCATGTATTGCCGGTGGTTCCCAATGGGAAAGTTCCAGCCACCCAGCATGGGGTGAAGGATGCCACCACAGACCCAGAGCAGATTACCCGCTGGTGGGCACAGAATCCAGACTTCAACATCGGCATTGCCGCAGGCGAACGTTCAGGCATCATCGTCTTTGACATTGACCCACGCAACGGCGGCGAAGAATCCTGGTCAGTCTGGACAGACAATCATGGCCGTGTGCCAGATGGCGCAATGCAGATGACAGCCGGTGGAGGCTTCCATCACATTGCCGATTACATCCCAGAAATCAGATCGTGCAAGCTCACTGAAGGTGTCGATCTGCTGGCCGATGGGCGCTACTTTGTGGCATTCCCAAGCACTATTGAAGGACGCAGCTACGAGTGGGAAGCCACAAGCGATCCGTTTGATGGCGTGGCTCCATTCACAGTTCCGACGACATGGATGAAGGCCTACAGCGCCATGCGCAAACCTGCAGAGCGCCAGCAGGCCAACACTGGTGGCGGTCTTATCCAGGGCAGCAGAAACAACGGCTTGACAGCCCTGGGCGGCGCAATGCGGCGCTACGGCATGACCGAGGCCGAGATCATGGCAGCTCTGGCCATCGCCAACGAGACCCGCTGCGAGATTCCATTGCCATCTTCCGAGCTGGCGCAGATCGTCAAGTCAGTTGGAAGGTACGAACCAGAAAGCGATGTGGCTGCGGCCACCGGCATCGGCTCAGAATCTGCCGACTTTATCCTTGCTGCAGCCCATGCCGAGACGCAAGAATATTTCTTCACCCGAGCCACCTCCTACCTTGGGCAGCCAGCCCCACTACGCTGGATCATCAAGGGCTGGATTCCAGATAGTGGCGTGAGCATGGTCTACGGCGAGTCAGGCTCTGGCAAGACCTTCATCACACTGGACATGGCCTGCAACATTGCGGCAGGCATGCAGTGGCATGGTCATAAGACCAAGGCAGGCTTGGTGGTCTACATGGCAGGTGAGGGCAACTATGGTCTGCGTCAGCGCGTCACAGCCTGGTGTAAGGCCAACGGTGTCCAGAATCTGGACAACCTGCTGATCTCGAACAAGGCCATCGACATCGACAGCCCAGCCGCTGCGGCTCAGATCATCAACGCAGTGCGTGAGATCACCCAGGACGCTGCGGTGGCAATCTTCATCGACACTGTAAATAATCACATGTCTGGGGATGAGAACAGCGCCAAGGACACCCGAAACATGCTCAACGCCTGCAACATCGTGGCCCGAGCACTGAGCGCCAGTGTGTGCCTCAATCACCACACTGGGCATGCAGCCGAGTCTAAGCAGCGAGCCCGAGGCTCCAGCGCCTGGAAGGCCTCGCTGGACGCATCGATCCTGGTCTCCAAGAACGACAACAGCATCGAGATTTCCTGCACCAAAATGAAGGACGCAGAGCCTCCGAATCCGTTCTTTGGCAAGCTGGAGACAGTGCCGCTAGGCTGGATTGATGAGGATGGTGAGGAAATAAAAGGCGCAGTATTTGTGATTGAAGAAAATGCGCCTGAGCAAAAACCGAAAAAAGAATCCGAGATTCAAAAAGATATTCGGAAATTCACAAATGCTTGGTGGCATGCTGGCGCTGAAGACCGAGACAAAATGCCTTATCTTTCGCGCAGCGCACTGCTTCAATATCTGACGACAAACGAAGGACTGACAGAATCGACAGCAAAAACTTACGCTCAGGAAAGCAAAAAAGGCAGGTTAATTTATAACCTGCTAAACGCTCAGATTATTGTTGCGCATGAGCATGGGTGGGTGGTTTCCGACAACGCCACTGCAGCAACTCTGATGGTCCGAAGGACTGAAAAATAGGGTGGGACAAATGGGACAAGATGGGACAAACTGGGACAAATGTCCCGAGGACAAGGCGCAGGAAGCACCTGGGACATGGGACACACCCCCTTACTTAGAAGGGGTGTCCCTTGTCCCAGTGTCCCGCAGTGGGTTGCAGTGCCTGATCACTTGACGCAATCCTGTGGATAGATTACTCTATAGACCCATCTATAGATCAACCAGTGGAGGAACGATCATGGCAATGTACAAAGGCAATCGAAACCTGTCAGATGACTGGGAAGAATTATTTGAGTTGCGAGAAATGTATGGCTCAGAGTGGTCTGTTTTTTCACGAGATACAGACCCAACAGGTAGATATTTAGGCGTGAAATTGTTTGCCAATGAATATGTTGAAAATAAAGCAAACTACTGGCTCTCATGGGATAAGCAGCGCAAGCGTTTGACCAGCCGTGGACTTGATGCAAAATTGCTGAAAGAAAATAGACCTGAGTTGCACCAGATGGTGATGAGGAACTTGGAGAACTTTGCATGACGCAACCAGCCGATCACCCAAACTTCTCAACCTGGGAGCGCGACAACCTGGTGCGCTTTTGCCATGACTGCTACGCTGCCCTGCTGGCCGAGCAGGAGGCCAACGAGCAGCTCAGGATTGACCTCAAGGATGCAATGAAGATGGCGCGGCAGCAAATTCTGAAGGACAATGCAGCATGACCACGAAAA